CTCCCGTGCTGGAGAAGGTGGCCGTTGCGGTCGAGCCGTTTCTTGCGCTGACGCCGTTCGGTGCGGAGTATGACCTTGTTGTGAATGCCATCATCGGCGCGCAGCAGACAGCGACGGCGTCGCTTGCGGCTGGCTCGACGCTGAGTGGCGCGACGAAAATGGCGCTCGTGCTTCAGGCCGTGACGCCTGGTGTGACGACGATTCTGGCGTCCAAAGGTATTACCGAGCCAATCGCAGTGCAGCAGGCGATTGCGGAGTTCGCGCAGAACGTCTTCAACCTGCAAAGCGGTCTGACGACGACTGTCGCTCCGACTGTGCCGGTTGTGCCGCTGGCGAAGTAGCTGTGGCGAAGCGTCCTTGTGCGCGGCCGGGCTGTCCGGAACTGGTCGCGCGTGGGTACTGCGATGCGCATCGGCAATGCAGCGCGAGGGCTGTGGCGCAGGCTGTCCGAGTGAAGCCGAGGTGGCAGCATTGGTACAACTCGGCTCGGTGGCTCGCGGCAAGGAAGGGATACTTTGCGAAGCATCCGTTCTGCGCCGATCCGTACGGCGTCCACGGGCTGGTGCTGGTGGTGGCGAGGCATCTCGACCATATCGTCCCGCACCTGGGCGATTATGCGCTGTTCTGGCTGCGCTCGAACTGGCAAGGGTTGTGCTGGAGTTGCCACTCGCGCAAGACGGCGACCCAAGACGGCGGGTTTGGGCACGCACGACAGAATGACTCGGCCAAGTGAGGCAATGATTGATGATGCTTGGGATGGGTGGGGGTGGGTGAAATCCTTCAGGGGTTGGCCGCCCAGACCGCTTTACCAACAGAATTTTTGCGTCCACATAATTCTGAAGTTTTGGGCGGCCTGTTCGCTGTTTAGGGCTAGCGGAAACGGCCAAATTTTGGCGGAATGCGCGCATTGGGCAACTGTGCGCCGGGAATCACTATGGCAGCGCCATTCAAATCCGAATTGGAAAAGCAATTGTCGGGCGCCTATGACAAAAACCCGCAGAGGAAACGGGCTCTGCGCGTCGGGGTCGAAGGGAAACTCGGGCAGCCGCCTGCCGCATTTCTGAATAAGCACAGCCCTACGGCTGCATCGCATAGGGAAGCGTGGAAAGACATCAAGTCGGCTGCCAATGCGGCCGGCGTACAACTCACTTCAGCGGACCGGCTGGATGCGGAGATGCTGGCTCGCGTTATGGTTCGATGCCGGCGGCCGGAACCGCAATCGTCGGACTTCTCTACGTACGACAAGCTGTCCACCAAGTTGCGTCTCGGCAACGCTGGCCGATCTCTAAAGGCCGTCGTCGAGAAGGCCGCAGAAAAGCCGGAAAACGATGAATGGAGCAACTTGACTATGCCTCCCGCGCGACCCGCTACGCACTTGCAGTAGCGACGGGTTCGATCAGTGCGTCGAAGTGGGTGCGGCTACAATGCCAGATTCATCTTGACGACCTGGAGAAATCGGAGCGCTGGGTATTCGACGCGGCCTGGGCGAATTTTGCCTGCGAAATGGGCAGCAAGTACAAGCACGAGAAAGGGGTGAAGCAGGGCGAGCGGATCGTTTTCGAAGACGCTCAAATTTTCATCATCGCGTCCATCTTTGGATGGGTCGATCGGGAAACGGGTGTCCGCAAATACCGCGAGGCCTTCATCCTGATGCCGCGCGGATCTGGAAAGTCGCCATTGGCGGCCATCATCGGCGTCATCATGGCGTTCTTCGCGGGTGAGCCTGGCGCCGAGGTGTATTGCGGCGCGAACTCGATGCGGCAGGCCATGGAAGTGTTCCGGCCGGCGAAGTCGATGATTGACCAGGAGCCGAAGTTCCGTGAGCGCTTCGGCATCGAGACATCGGCGCGATCGATCTACCAGCTCAAGACGCGATCGCGCTTTATTCCGCTGTGCAAGAAACCGGGCGACGGAGCGTCAGTCTGGTGCGCGATCCTGGATGAGTATCACGAGGCGTTGAACGCGGATCTGTATGACACATACAAAACGGGCGCCACAAAACGTCCGGGTTCGCTGATCTTTGTTATCTCGACCGCTGGCATAGGCGGGACCGACAATTCTTGCTATGCGCTGCAACAGGAAGCGCAGACAGTGCTTGAGGGAACGCTTCCGAATGAGCGTTGGTTTGTGCTCATCCACTGCGCAGATGAAAGTGTGGAATGGACAACACCGGAAGCGCTGCAGATGGCCCAGCCGATGCTGGGTATTTCGAATGATCGTGAGGCTATCGAGCTCGACATCCAGGCGGCCATCCGCAATCCGGCCAAGGCCAACATCGTAAAGGCGAAGTTCCTCAACATCTGGGCTGGCGGTAGTGGCAACTGGATGAACATGGTTTTCTGGCGTGCCTGTTTCGACCAGGAGTTGAAGGATAAGGGTGAAGATCTCGTCAAGCATCTGCCGTGCTGGATCGGCTCGGACCTTGCGTCGAAGCTGGACCTGTCGGCGTGCATCCGGTTGTACCGCGACGATACGCAGGGGCTGAAGCCGCACTATTACGCGCTGACTCGGGTGTACCTGCCGGAAGAGCGCGTAAATGAGTCGCAGAATCAGCACTACCAGAATTGGGCCAAGAACGGTTTCCTGACGGCGACGCGGGGCTCTTCTATCGATTACTCCGTCCTGGAAGCGGATGCAGTCGGAGATGTTCTTCGCAACGATGTTCGCCAGCTCGCGTATGACGCGCGGTATGCCGATCAGTGGTCACAACGCGTGGAGGAGATTTCGGGTGTAACCCGCGTGGAGATGCCGCCGAGTCCGGCGATCCTCTCGCCGGCGATGAAAGAGCTGGAAGCCGCCGTGTATGACGGACGCTTCCACCATGATGGACATCCGGTGCTCGCCTGGTGCGTTTCGAATGTGGTCACAAGCGAGAGCGGCGCCGGAAACTACCGGATGCCGGACAAGAGAAAGCCGGAGTCGAAGATCGACGCGGCGATCGCACTGATTCTGGCGCAGTATCCTGCCATGTTGGCAGAGGTCCCTAAACGTTCCGTCTACGCAACCCGAGGCCTTCGCACCTTATGACACTTCCCGCACCAAATCCACCGGCCGCGAGCAAGAAATTCGGGCTTCAGGATGCGCTTCTGATGCTTGGTTTGGTGCTTTTTATCGGTGGAATCGGTCATTTTAGCCGCGCAATCGCTGCGATTGCTGCCGGTTTGCTGTGTTTTTTGGGTGTTTGGACCATTGAACGCGCTTCCAAGCGTGGGAAAGCATAGGAACCGATGGGCTTTCTTACGAACAGGCTGGGCATCAACGCTTTTTCGGTAGAGGACCCGGCGCAGCCACTGTTGCCGTACTCGGCGCTGATCGAGCAGCTCGGCATCGGCAAATCCGATGCCGGCGTGATGGTCAACGAACAGTCGGCCATGCGCATCACGACTGCCTTTGCGGCAATCATGGTGATTTCGTCCGATCTGTCGTCGCTGCGCCGGTCCATCTATCAGCGGATGCCTGACGGCTCGATTCGCGAGGCCTTTGAGCATCCGTATTACGACCTGATCTGCAATTCGCCGAATCCGACCATGACATCGGTCGGCTATCGCGGCGCCGAGCTCGCCAGCGCGCTCGGATGGGGCAACGGCTATACATTCATCCGGCGCGATCGCGGAGCGCGGGCGATCGGGCTTCAACTTCTGCCTTCCGGACGCACCGCGGCGGTGATGCTCGATGGAAAGTTCATGTTCGCCACGACGGCGACGAAGGACGGCAGTGTTTCGTATATCGACCCGCAGAACATGCTCCATCTGCTGGGATTTTCGCTGGACGGCATGACCGGTTTGTCGCCGATTCAGCAATGCAAGAATGCATTTGGCCTGGCCATGGCGGCGGAAAAGTTCGGAGCGCAGTTCTTTGGGAACGGCGCGCGGGCAACCGGCGTCCTGACGCACCCGAACGCGCTCGAAGACGAGGCTTATAAGAACCTCAAAAACTCGCTGAATGAGCAGATCAGCGGCCAGAATGCGCTTCGGCCGCTCATCCTCGAAGAAGGGATGAAGTGGGAGCAGGTCAGTATCGCGCCAAACGACGCGCAATTCCTCGAAACGCGGCAGTTTCAGCGTTCCGAGATCGCCGCGCTGTACCGGGTTCCGATGCATCTGCTTCAGGACCTGCAGCGCAGCACGAATAACAACATCGAGCATCAATCGCTCGACTACATTCGCTATTCGCTGCGGCCCTGGGCGGTGCGGATCGAGCAGGAGATCAACCTCAAGCTGCTCACCGGCACTTACTATTGCGAGCACGATTTCAACGATTTTCAGCGCGGCGATTTCGCTTCGCAGACGACGGGCCTGGCAACGCTTCGCGCGGCCGGTTATTTTACGGTCAACGATGGGCTTCGGGCGCTTCGGATGAACACGATTCCGGCGTCCGACGGCGGCGATGTTCGGCTGGCTCCGCTCAACACTGTGCCGCTGACATCCCTGATTCCCGGCGCGGAGAACGACGGCCTGACGGACGGCGACAACGACAGCACGCCGGCGGGGCCGGCAGAGCCGTTTACGGACCTTGGCCGCGATCGCATCATCGCTTCTTACCGGCGACTGTTTCGCGACGCTGTGGGGCGAGTGGTGAACCGCAAGAATGCCGACGCCCAGTTCGCCTACCGCGCTCTCCAGCCCGCCTGCGCGTCCATGGCCGAAGTGATTTTGACGATCTATGTTTTGGGCTCTGCAAAGCTCACCGAGGATGACGAGAGCAAGATCAACGCCCATGCGCGAAGCGTTGCGAACGATGTTTCGAGTTGGACCGCGCAGAACGCCTCTGAAACCGCCTCACGCCTGACTGACGAAGCCTACACCGCGCTGAAGACAGCGCTGATCGGATAATTCATGCCCCGCAACTCTATCAAGCTCAAGCCACAGTTCAAGGCCGCGCTACAGCCCTCCGGCGTGCTCGAACTGCTGGTCTACGAGGAGATCGGCGAGAACTTCTGGACCGGCGGCGGCGTCACGGCGCGCTCAGTGAAGCAGAGCATCGACTCTGCCGGCGCTTTCGACAGCGTCTCGCTTCGCATCAATTCGCCGGGTGGCGATGCCTTCGAGGGCGCGGCGATTTATGCGCTGCTCGGCTCGCTGGGCAAGCCGGTCAACGTGTTCGTCGACGGGATCGCGGCATCGGCGGCGAGCATTATTGCGATGGCCGGCGAGACTATCACCATGTCGCATGTGGGCATGATGATGGTCCACAACGCGATGTGCTTCTGCATGGGCGACGGCGACGATATGCGCAAGTGCGCCGATGTCCTGGACAAAGTCTCGGCGTCGATTGGGGCGGCCTATGTGGCCCGCACCGGGAAGACGGCTGACGAGATCAGCGCCATTATGGACGCGGAGACCTGGATGAGCGCACAGGATTGTGTCGACCAGGGCTTTGCGACGGCGATTGCGCCGCCGGCGGCGAAAGACGATCAGTCGATGGCGCTGGCCGGTTCGTTCAAGTCTCTCGCCAAGTTGAAGCATGTTCCGAAGACGCTGCAACCGGTAAGCAACGCGGCTGACGATTGCACATGTCCCTGCGCTGCGTGCGAGGACGGCGATTGCGCGAACTGCGACTGCATCGGATGCGATTCGATGGATTGTTCGGATGACAACTGCGGCTGCGGCGAAGGCGTTCCGCAGGCCTCCAACCTTTCGACGTACGAGGCCCGGCTGAAGCTGCTGGGTAAATAGACAAGTTCAAGCCGCACCCGCACAACCGGCGTGAGCCGACGGGCTGCGACATGCGATGCAGTGAGCGCCCGGGCGCTCGCGGGCACGTTGCTGCACAAATTCACACATTGGAGTTTCAATATGTCCTACGCAAAGCAGTTGCGTGAAGCCAACTTGCGTCTCTCGCTTGAGATGAACGCGATTGTGGCCACAGCGAAGGCCGAGAACAACCGGGGCCTGGTTTCCGCTGAGGCTGAGAAGTTCGACAAGCTCGAGGCCGATTATTCGGCGAACGAAGCCAGCATTGCCCGTGCCGAGAAGGCCGACAAGATCGCGCTCGACCTGCGCGGAGTCGATGCTACCGACATTGCGGCCTCGATCGGCGTTGTGGACGGAGGAAAGAAGGCGCGCGACGACAAGTATGCGTCCGCGTTCACCAACTTCATCCGCAACGGCATGGAAGGCATCTCCGCCGAAGAGAAGCAGTTGATGCAGCAGCGCTTCGTGGTGCAGAACGCGGCACAGACGCTGACGACCACGGGCGGCGGTTACACCATTCCGACGGCGCTGGAAGCGGACCTCGAAGTCGCGCTGAAGTTCTACGGCGGCATTCTGGGCAACGTCGGCGAGCTGCCGACCAGCACGGGTGGTCCTCTGGACTATCCGACGTTGAACGACACCTCCAACGTGGGCCGGATCATCGGCGTCAACACGCAGGTGACCAACACGGCCATCGCGTTCGGGCAGGTAGCTTTCAGCAGCTACATCTTCAGCTCGGACATCATCCTGATCCCGCTGGCGTTGCTTCAAGACAGCGCTTTCGATGTCGATGCGCTTGTGGTGAAGGCCCTCGGCCAGCGTCTCGGCCGTCTGCTGAATACGAAGCTCACCGTTGGAACGGGATCGGGAGAGCCCGACGGCATCGTCACCGCAGCGGTTGCTGCGGGCCTGACCACCCAGGGCGCAACGGGCGAGACCACCTCGGTCATCTACGACGACCTGGTCAACCTCGAGCACCTCGTGGACCCGCTCTACCGTGCGAACGGCAAGTACATGTTCCACGATTCGACGCTGAAGGTGCTGAAGAAGCTGAAGGACAGCTCCAACCGTCCGTTGTGGCAGCCGGCGCTTACCGCCAGCTTCGGCAAGGGCGCGGAGCCGACCATCCTCGACCATCCGTACGTCATCAACAATGACATGCCGGTGATGGCCGCCAGCGCCAACTCCATCCTGTTCGGCGACATGACGCTGTACAAGTACCGCAAGGTCGCCGGGGGCGTCACGATGATGCGCCTGGTCGAGCGGTATGCCGACTACCTCCAGGTGGGCATCATGGGCTTCCTGCGGGCTGACGGTCAGTTGCTCGATGCGGGAACGCATCCGATCGGCGTCTTCATCAACGCAGCCAGCTAAACCAGTGCCGTAAACCAGGGCGGCCCGGCAACGGGCCGCTTTGTCCCACTCTCGCGGAGTTCATCATGACGGTCCGTTTCCTCGTCTCGATAGCCGGCAACGCGGAGCCGATGTATGACCTTCCGGAATTTTCATTTTCGCCGGGCGACACGGCCAATCTGCATGACGATCTCGCCGCCGCGTGGATAGACGCGGGCCACGTCGAGGCGGTCATTGTTGCCAAGCCCAGCCGCAAGACTTCGCCGAAAGCAGCCTAAGCCATGGCACTGTTTACTATCGTCGAACCCGCCTCCGAGCCGGTCAGCATCGATTATGCGAAGCGGTACCTGCGCATTGAATACGATGACGACGACGTGATGCTGGCCAGCTTCATCACGGCGGCGCGGCGCTGGGCGGAGACGTTCACCAGGCGCCGCTTTCTCTACCAGACGGTGCGGCTGGAGATGGATTGTTTTCCGGGGTATATCG